AAAGTAAACTTTGGACATGGAGGAAGTTCTGCTAAGGGTAAAACGATGTCAATCAAGAAATCAGACCCAGCAAGACGTAAAGCTTTTAGAGCAAGACACAACTGTGATAATCCAGGTCCAAGACACAAGGCTAGATATTGGTCTTGTAGAAAGTGGTAAAAAGAAAAACAATAAAGGTTATAAATTAAAAAACAATAGAAAATGGCAGATACTTCATTTTTTGGGAGATTAACAAAACTCTTTCGTTCTCAAGCAATCGTAACGGTTGATGAGGATGGTAAGAGAAACGTGTTTGATGGTGATGAACGTCAACAGACCAACCTATCATCCCTAAGAGATAGATACACCAAATTACAGAAATCTTTCTATGAACAAGCAGGTGGTGCTCAATCAATGGCATACCAACAAGTTCGTAGAGAGGTATTCAGAGATTATGATGCAATGGATAATGACCCTATCCTTGCTTCTGCACTTGATATCTACGCAGATGAATGTACATTAAAGAACGAATTCGGTGATGTACTCCTTATACAATCAGATAATCCAAAAGTACAAGAGTTATTAGAAAACTTATTTTATGATATTCTTAACGTAGAGTTTAATCTATGGCCTTGGACAAGAAACTTGGTAAAGTATGGAGATTTCTTCTTAGGTTTAGAAATAGCAGAAGGTAAAGGTATCGTTAACGTAACTCCGCATTCTGTTTATAATACAGAACGATTAGAAAGAACAGACCCATCAAATCCAAATTCGGTAAAGTTTAAAATTACTGAGGACCCGAATGGAAAAGAAGAATACGAAAACTTTGAAATTGCACATTTCAGATTATTAGCAGATACAAACTGGTTACCTTATGGTAAATCTATGATTGAGAATGGTAGAAGATTGTGGAAACAATTATCTCTAATGGAAGATGCTATGTTAATCCATAGAATCATGAGAGCACCTGAAAAAAGAGTTTTCAAAATTGATATTGGTAATATCCCACCAACAGAAGTGGATAACTATATGCAGAGAATCATCAACAAGATGAAGAAAGTTCCTTTCATCGATAAGAATAGTGGTGATTACAACTTAAAATACAATATGCAAAACCTAACAGAAGATTTCTATCTTCCTGTTCGTGGTGGTGATAGTGGTACATCTATTGATAACCTTGCTGGTTTAGAGTACGCAACAATCGAGGATATTGATTACTTAAAGAATAAAATGTTTGCAGCATTAAAAATTCCTCGTGCTTATTTAGGATACGAAGAAAACGTAAATGGTAAAGCAACTCTTGCTGCAGAAGATGTAAGATTTGCAAGAACTATTGAAAGAATCCAAAGAACACTTGTATCTGAGTTATCTAAAATCGCAATCGTACACTTGTATTCTCAAGGTATTCAAGATTTCGAAATGACTAACTTCCAACTACAACTTGTAAATCCATCTACGATTTATGAACAAGAAAAAGTTAACCTTTGGTCTGAAAAAATTAGATTGGCTCAAGATATCCAATCTCTTAATATGTTATCTAAAGATTGGGTATATCAAAACATCTTTAAATTATCTGAAGGTGAATCCGATGAACAAAGAGTTGCAATGTTAGATGACCTTAAAGATAGATTTAGATTCCGTTCTATTGAAGATGAGGGTAATGACCCTGCAATGGATGATGAAGATGATGTGGATGATATTGAAGAACAAATCGAAAATATCAAACAAGAAATCAAAGATAAGGGTGGCAGACCAAGAGAAGGTGGAACTTACGAAAAGGATAAACATCCTTATGGAAGAGACCCTTTAGGTGATAAAGAAAGAACCTCAAAACGTTCTAGGACTTCGGAAGAAAAAGCATTGAAAGTTATCAATGGTATTGCATCAAAACGTAAGTATTTACATGAAGTTAAGGATATGTTAGATGAATCTAATATCCTTGATAGTGAGTAAAAATAGTTAATCTTTTATAAATTTATATTTATAATAGAGTAATTTTATAATATTGTAATTGGAAATTATTAAAATGAAAAAAGTAAGACATTCAAAATTCAAGAATACGGGTTTTCTTTTCGAAATATTAACTCGTCAGATTACACTTGAAGTTTTAAATGGTGGAGAGGAAAACGCTAAAGAAATCGTAAGAGAATTCTTTAGTGGAAAAACTGAACTTGCCAAAGAACTTCGTTTGTTTAATCTGTTGATTAATGAAAAGTATAACTCAGAAACTAAAGCTGAGAAATTTATTGATGCTATATTAGAAGCACACACAAAAATCGATTACTCAAAATTGAAAAGAGAAAAGTATAACCTTGTAAAATCTTTAAAAGAGAATTTCGAGATTAACAATCTTTTATCTTCACCTGTTACCAATTACAAAATACTAGCTTCTATTCATAAATTATTCGAAGGAAAGAAAAATGATATTCTTGATGTAAAAGATATATTTGATTCTAAACTTACTATCGTTGAACATATTTCCAACTCAACTCCAACTCTTAAACAAAAAGAGGATAGACTTGTTGAAGATTACAAAAAACAAGAAAAAGATTTAAGATTACTCACTTACAAAATTCTTGTAGAAACTTTCAACAAAAAATATACAAATCTAAATGATGCACAAAAATCATTATTAAGAGAGTATATTAACAACATTACCAATACATCGAAATTCGGTGAGTACTTTGAAAAAGAATTGATTAGTACTATCACAGAATTATACGATTTGTATAAAGGAATGAAAGATAAGATTACAAAAATTAAATTGCGTGAAACTATTAATGTTTTGAAAAAACAAAAACTTGGTAAAAAAGTTACCGATGAACAAGTTTCAGCTTTAATGATGTCTTATGAGTTAGTAAAGGAAATAAAGAATGTCAATGGAAAATTATCTTAACGAATTTATCGATGAACTAATTCAAGAAGTAGAACAAGAATTAGAGGAGGCTACCACAACAGGTAATGTTGCTGGGTACAATACTCCTTTTGCTTTCGGTACTAATCGTAAAAAAGATAAGAAGAAAGAAAAAGAAACTGCAACTCAAGCAGGATACACTCTTGCAGAGGCAATAACTAAAATTTCATCTTCTAACTTTAAAAAACTTGAAGATGGTATAAAGAAAATAAACCCAAGAATTAAAATTTCTTTAAACTCATCTGCACCTGGTGGATTTGAAATCCAAATACCAGATGATAGTAAATGGGAACTACATACTGATAAAGTTCAACAACTAACTACCAAAATTACAGGTGACCATAGAAATGGTAGAATCTTTTACGAAGGTATAAACGAATCAGTTAACGAAGCTGAACTTAAACTTGGTGTTAAATATGTTAACAAACAAGGTAAAGAAGGGTTCATTCAAACAGGTGGTTCTAAAAATCCTAAAGATTGGTTTTGGTTTGATGGAAAAACTAAACATCCATATACTAAAGTTAAGAAAGAACTAAAACCTTCTAAAGACAAAAAGAAAACTGGATTTGGAGATTACCTTAAACAAGGTGGTAGAGTTTGGGATAATGTAAACCCAAGTGATTCTACATCAGTTAACGAAGCTAAAGTAAAAAGACCTGTAAATCGTTGGTTAGAATTAAAAAACGATGATACCATGCATCCTCATAAGAAGATGGCAATGGGTTTAAAAGAATTAAAATATCAATTACGAGAAGTAGAGAAGTTTTTCTCTTGGTACAATAAAATCAAAACCATGAACGAGTTAGACTCTCAGAACTATTGGAAAAGAACAAACAATCATATTTATAAGATAAAGGAGAGGTTGATTAACATCGCTAAAACTATAAAGGAAATCGAAAAATGAAAATATCAAGAGACAGATTAAAAGAAATCGTTAGAGAAGTGATGGTTGAAGAAACCGAATATCAAGCATTCTTTAAAAAAGCATTAGAAAAAGCTGGAAAATCAATTCCACAAATGTCTGATGAAGAAAAGAAGGCATTCTTTAATAAAATCGATGCTACTTGGAAAGGTAGAGGAGAAAAAAAAGAACAAGTGGCAGAAGAGTTGACCGCAGCTCAGAAAAAACTACCACCAGCACTTCAAAAGGCAATTGAGAAAAAAGAAAAAAAATAAATGACAAAACGAAGATTGTTAGAAATAATTGACGAAGAAATCCAACACACCAAGTGGGGATTTGTAAACGAAGAAATCACGAATGAAGATGAAAAACTCATTCGTGAATTAATACGTCAAGAGGTATCTGCAATTTTCTTTGATTTATTTAAAAAACGTAAAATGTGGGGAGCATAATGAATAACTTACTAATAGAAACCAGATTATTCGAAGGTAGAGTAAACGAAGATGATAGTGGAAGAACTATCGTTAAGGGTATTTTACAGAGAGCTGGTGCAGAAAATCAAAATGGAAGAATCTATCCAAAAGAAATTTTGGAAAGAGAAGCTCAAAAGTACGAAACTCTTATCAAAGAAAGACGTGCTCTTGGTGAATTAGACCATCCAGATTCTTCGGTAATCAATCTAAAGAATGTTTCACATAACATAAGAGAAATTCATTGGGATGGTGAAGATTTAGTAGGAACAGTTGAAATTCTACCAACACCAAGTGGAAATATCTTAAAAGAATTATTAAAAGCAGGAATCCTTCTTGGTATATCATCTCGTGGTATGGGTTCAGTAGA